TCCATAACTGCCGGCATATCCCCACTGTTTACCAACCTATTACAACAACATAAAAACTCAAAGCTGGAGATGTTCCAGGCAATGTTACAGAGACATTATTGGGAATACCAATTCCAGCTTCTCGCATTAGATAATTATTACCATTACCATTTGATTTTGCTTGTTTAAACGCTAATATATTGTTTGAAGCGAACGCTATTGGATAGGTGAAAGTAGCGGAATGATTTATCGCCATTCCCCACTGTTTAAAGGCCCACTGCTATTGCAGATCCGCTAATGCTTGATACCCAACTTTCATTTGTTGCACATGAAGCTGTATAACCAGTTAGTGAAATTGTTCCAGAATCACCATACCAAGTTCCCGATGATTGCGAGCCTGTGCGTGTCATGGTAATGCCGCCAGCAACAAATTCTGTGAACGGTATTGCCCATAAACCAGGGTTATTTCTCCACTGTTTAACCAAAATAAAAATTGAATTGAAAGGAAGTAATAAAAATGCCGGCTAATATAGCAGACTGTAGAATTTTTTTGAAATTTGACGAAGCAGGGAATAGAATTGATACCCTAATAGAAGATCATAATCTTAAAATCACACCTAAAAAACCAATAATTGAGTATGAGCAGGGGGAAGAAATATTTTTAACTATTCCTGCTCATGGAGATGTGAATGATAATGCTGAAGCTATAAGTGTACCTGAAACAAAAATACCTACAGGCCAGTACAAACAAGTGGAAAAAGTTGTAGGTTATACAGATGAAATATTTGAGCCATCAGTAGAAGGATTTATTGAGGTCAATTATGACCAATATCTAAAAATGTCTGGTAATGCTTCGGACGGAAAAGAATATCGGTGGGATAATAATACTGGAGAGCCAAAAGAATATATTTATGTACCATCACTTGAAGAATTGAAGGAACAGAAACTGCACGAAATAAAACTTGGCTATATTAAAGACCTATATTTACCTGTATGGGTGGAACAGACTGATGGTAAGGTTTATGGGTATGATACAGATAAAGATAGTCAGGTAGACTTCATGGCATCATATAACAGAGCTAAGATTACAGGCACTACTCGTTATAATGTCTATGTGAATAAAGATGATCTTAGCGAAAAAGTGTTTACAGTACATAACCCGGAAATGTTTGAAGCGGCATTATCTGAAGCTGGTATATATCAAGAAAGTGTCTATGCAAAATTGTATGAGTTGGAGGACTGTGTGGAAAATGCAAAAACAGAAGAAGAACTTGTCAAAATATCTTGGTAAAGCAGTTGAAAGCGCATGTATACTAGCTTTATGAGGTAATAATAAAATGCAAAAATATCATACCGAATTCAAACCGCCTGTAGCGTTGAGAAATCAAGGGATACAGGCTTTTTTGTTGAGAAAATTCGTGCCGGGTTAATACCACTCAAGGCTGTCAAATAAGGTCTATAGCCTTTTTTAGCTCATGGAGGGACTTATGAGTATAAACCCGTTTAGTAACTCCTTGACTGGCGTGTCCTAAAATACGTTTGATTGCAGTTTCGTTAGCGCCAGCGTTGTCTAACATAGTGGCGCAGGTGTGACGGCATTCGTGCGGCGTATGCTTACATTTACTAGCGGCCATGACAGAATCGAAGCGTGTTCGGTATTGATGGTAAGTAAGTTGACTGCCTTCGTCTGTAGTAATGAGATATTTACCTGGCTGCTGCATCCAAAATTCAAAATAGGGTATAGTTTTTTTTGATATTGGCACAGCACGATTTCGACCGGCAGCAGTTTTTGACTCTCGAACGATAAAATATCGCTGTCGCAGCTTGACGTCCGTTTTGACGATAGATAGCAGTTCGGACGTGCGAACGCCGGCATATATCATCATGAGCACCGTCATAGCCCATTTATCGCCAAGCTTTTTTACTCTGTTGATTTGTCGAGTATTAAAAGGCGTTTTAGGGTATTTCACTTTATGTTGATCGATGTCGATGTACTGACTTATGTCTGCTGTTGGTGAGATGATCTCATACTTAACTGCGTAGGTGTAACAATGGTGCAGTATTTGCCGGACTTTCTTTTGCATTGCGTATAATGCGCCAGATTCTCTTGTATCACGAATAACAGCTTGCAGGTCACCGATTTTTAATTCGGCAAACTTCTTGCCATACAATCTATGGCAGTGTTTGTATGCCGAAAGGTAATTAACCTGTGTAGTTTTGGCCAGTTTTGGAAATCTCTCGGCCCGCATAAGCTCAAATACTTCCGAGAAAGTAATCAATGCTGGTGCGAAAAGAGAAGGGTTTTTGTGGTACTCGGCCAAAAGAGCTAATCCTTCTATTTCTGTGGCTGTATCACCGATTGATTTTTGACGGCCGTTGATTGTGACTTTTACAGACCATGGACGGCGGCGGTTACCGTCAGTTCTTAATACCACACTACCAAAGCCGTTAGGTAATTTCATGCGTTTTCTTTTTTTAGTATTCAAAATATCACGCTCCTTTAAGGAGCATTATACAGGAGGCAAAAATGAACTGGGAATCTTTTAAATTTGCGGCAATAGGTGCCGTACAGACTTTGACACAAGGGTGGTCGTATAAAGCTTTGATTGCGGCAATGTTGGCTATGATTTTGCATAAGCATGCTATATTGTTTTACAGCTTTGCTTTTTTAGTATTCATTGATTGTTTCACAAAATGGGTTGCAATATCCTATCTGCATCTAAAAGATAGTGGTATTGAAAATCCGACTATTCTAGAATCGATTAAAGGAATAAAAAAGGCCAGGGCTGCCAAAAAGATAAAAAGTGAAGTTATGAAACACCGTTTCCTTGGGAAAATCGGTGTTTATTTAATTTGTGCGTTGTCTGCAGCTGTTGTTGATGTAGTTATGAGAGTTTTAGACAAACCGACTTGGGCTGTTATGACGGTTATTGGATATCTTGTTGTAACAGAGCTGCTCAGCATTATTGAAAACTTAAATGATGCCGGCGTGGAAGCTATGAGCGGATTAGTCGCTTTTGTTAAAAAGAAACTATGAGAATTGCAGTTAAATTTTGAAAGGAGCGTAAAAAATGAAAGTATTTATAAATCCAGGGCATATGCCAGGCGTTGACCCTGGTGCCGTGAATCCTAATAGTGGTTTAAAAGAATGTGATGTGGCATTAGCAGTAGGGAAGCTTGTTGAATATTACTTGAAGAATGCCGGTTGTGAGGTGATGCGTCTGCAGAGCGATAATTTAAATGGTGAGTCTCCAACTTATCCTAATGTTTGCCAAACGGCAAATGACTGGGGAGCTGATGTTTTTGTCAGCTTGCACTGTAACGCTTTTAACGGCTACGCAAGAGGTATTGAAACGTTGGTGTTTAACTTTGGTGGGCAAGCCGAACGATTGGCTGCTTGTGTGCATAAGCAACTTGTTGATACTGAGCAGAGTATAGATCCACAAATACCAGATCGCGGGCTGAAACAACGTCAGAATTTATCTGTGCTGAGAAATACCGATATGCCGGCTATTCTTATCGAAATGGGTTTTATTGATAACGATCACGATGTTATTTTGCTGGAACATAAACAAGATGCGATTGCAAAGGCTATTGCACGTGGAGTAACAGATTACGCAAATTTATAAGGAGGAACAAAAATGAAGGAATTTATTAAGGCCTTTTGTGATCGATATTTTAATCAGAGGGACAGAAAGTTTTTTAGAAATGGATTTATTTTCGGTAGTGTTGTCGGTACAGTGCTGGGATTTGTTTTAAAAGCAATGGTGTTTTAAGCTAGAATCTCTTATCAAAAAACTGCTTTGTTTGAAAAAAATTAAGGAGGTGCGGTTGTGTGGCAAGCATTGAAGCTATACCACTATCACAACGGGAAGCCAAAGAATATATAGCTAGAAATCATAGACACCACAAACCGCCAGTTGGCGACATATTTCGCATAGGTGCAAAACAAAATGGTAATTTAGTAGGTGTGGTTATGGTTGGCAGACCTGTTTCCAGGTACTTGGACGATGGTGAAACTGTAGAAGTAATAAGACTATGTACAGACGGTAGCCGTAATATATGCAGTTTTCTGTATAGTAGAGCGGCGAGAATAGCGAAAGAAATGGGATTTAAGAGAATTATTACATATATCCTGGATATAGAGCCAGGAACAAGCTTAAAAGCGGTTGGCTGGACTTATGACGGCATAAGAGGCGGGGGGAGTTGGAATTGTCATAGCAGACAACGAGAAAATAAAGGCCCTACCTGCCAGAAACAAAGATGGTATAAATTGTTATGTTAAGTGATGGGTGATGAATGTGTATGAAAAAATCAAAAGTTGGATATCTAATAATCGCTTTCTTGTTGGTATGGGTGTTTGTGCAGTTCTTTTTCTTGCCTGCTATTTGTTCAGCCGAGCCGGTATACGTGATAACGGAAACAGAACTAACGACCCTGGAACAAAACTCGAACAGGCAGTTAGCAATCAGCAGTCAATTAGCAGCGGAATTGCAGATAGCAAAAGAACGGTTGAAAGTATCGGATCAGGAATTGACCGAAGCCAAACTGCAGAAAGAGCTGCTGCAGAAGCAGTTGACCGAGCTGGAAGCCTTGTCGAAGAATCAAGAAAACTTGCAGAAAGAAATATTGAAATCCTTGCCACCATCCGCACCAGGGGTCCTACGGGAAGTAGGACTGAAAATTGATGTTGATCGCTATGTTATAGGTGCCAGCTACGGAGTGAGCCGCCGGATAGGTAGCAAATATATAGGATTTCGAGGCGAGTATGATTGGCAAGATAAAAAAACTGGTGTGTGGGTAACATATGCGTACTAAAGAAAGCCTGACTATTACTTAATGTAGTAGTCAGGCTTTATTTTTTTTGCTATTTTGCCTATAATAAAGCTTGTGTGTTAAGGAGGGTGTTGGATATGTATGTAATAATTAGAGGGCACTGTATTGAAGGGGAAAATTTAGAGGAACTGGCAGCTTGTTTGTTTAGGTGGATGCCGCCATTGGTTCCTTGGTTTGCCGAATTGCAGAAACGGGTTAAGCAAAAATCGGCAGAGTGCGGTAGTGATGGAGAGGCTTTTTTGTCTGTAGTAAAGTCTGATCCCGAACTGTTTCCGATAGAAATGCAAAGTAAAGATAGTCCATTTAGAGAAATTTAGGAAAAAAAAAAGAGAATTGAAAAAATTTTTCTTTTTTTTCGTCGAGGTATCTACGACGTTTGCAAACAATGCCTGGCAGTGGCATGGAGGAGTTTGCATATATATTCTATCATAATTTAGAGTGAGTTAAAAATGAGTTTTATATTTTTCGGAAATACGCAAAATGAAAAAAATATTTAGTAAATTATGGATATGATAACACAGAAAACTACTGGAAAATACTAAGTGTTTCTTTTTTCAACTTGTGATATAATTGCTCTAGTTATATGAATGTAGGAAATAAGGGTGAATTTATATGCGTATAGTAATAGTCGGAGCTGGCAAACTGGGGTACAGTATTGCTCAGTTACTGGCCGAAGATCAGTATGATGTGGTAGTCGTTGAAATCGATGAAAAACGTCGCGAGGTAGTAAAAAATTCCTTGGATGTATTGACTATTGGCGGCAATGGATGCAGTCCTAATACATTGGACGATCCGGATATCAGAGACGCCGATGTGCTGATCGCATCTACGGATAGTGATGAAGTCAATATGGTTACCTGTATGATGGCTAAAAACTATGGCGTCAAGCACACCGTTGCCCGTATCAGAAATACGGAGTATGCTTTGACTGCGAAGGATTTACTTAATCAGGGAATGAATATTGATTTGATCTTAAATCCGGAACGCATTACTGCTACTGAAATAAATCATATTTTAATGACTCCTTCTGCTTTGGATGTAGATGATTTTGCCGAGGGCAAGGTAAGGATGTTTGAGGCGCGGATGAGCGACGCTTCTCCGTATGTAGGTGTACCTCTGAAAGATTTGGAAATTCCCAAGCAGATACTGATTGCTATGCTGTTTCGCCGGCATAAGATGATTATTCCTCATGGCGATGATATGCTGGAGCCTGGTGATAATGTTTATTTTGTTGGACAGCAAAGTGCTATTAAGGAATTTGAGGAAACTTTCGTTAATACTTATGAAAAAATAGAACGGGTT